ATAAAATGAATTTTGGCGTGATAGGGTTAGGCCGAATAGGCGGAGCAGTGGCTCTAAAGGCCAAAGCTTTAGGTTTTAATGTTTGTTTTTACGACCCGTATTTATCAAATGGTACAGAAAAAACTTTTGGAATAAGAAGGTCTAAGAATTTTAATGAATTTATATCTAATATGGATGTAATTTCGATTAACTGCCCCCTCACCGACGAAACTAAATATATGTTTACCGAAAAAGAATTCGCAAGAATGAGTAAGGACGCTTTTTTAGTGAACACTGCCCGCGGCCCTATAGTAAATAAAAATGATTTGCTCAAAGCTTTGAATAGAAAAAAAATCGCTGGAGCAGCGTTTGATGTATTCGAGGATGAGCCTTTAAAAACCAAGAAGGAAGCATCTACGCCAAATTTAATAATGACTTCTCATTCAGCGTATTATAGCACTCAATCTGTATACGAAATGAGAAAGAACGCGGCAACAGTAATTAAAAACGTTTTAACAAAAAATATTATAGAAAATTGCGTTAATTGTAAATTTTTACCAAGAAACTTTGTAAAATAAGAAAGGAAAAATATGGCAGCAAAAAATCAATTAGGATACCAGAAACCCAAGGGCAAAAAAACTAGACAAGGTTGCAGCAACAGAAGTAAAGGCAATAAGAAATATAGAGGTCAAGGTAAATGAATAAAAGGTCTATGTTTTATTCAAATGGAGAATTTATACCTTATCAAATGCCACAGGATTATAGACAATCAACAGGCAGAGGTTCATGTGGAAATTGCGGTATGTTTTCACAAAGAAATATGTTTTGCGGTATTTATAGGACAAGAGGTGTTAGAGATACCTATGTATGCAATAAATGGAGACAAAGACATTTTAAAAGATAATGGATTTAATTTTGTTAAATGATGGTTTGTATAGTTTAGTTTCTGTTACTAAACAAATGATGGAAGGTATTGAAATTATGTCAGATATAAATTGTTTTGATTTATGTGATATTTTAAGATTACATTTAACAATTTATTATGAAGCCCCTTATAATGTGCATGTAATGAAAGATGGTAGTGGCGATTTTTATGGGTGTATTTGTAAATAATATATGGTAATTACAATGCATGGCAAAATATAGAGGTAGAACAGTTAAATTAAATAAACCTTTTAGAACATCAGGTCAAAGAAAGAAATTTGCTGTGTATGTTAGAAATAGGGCAACAGGCAATATCAAAAAAGTTCGTTTTGGTGATCCTAATATGTCAATTAAAAAAAATAATCCAGCAAGGCAAAGGTCATTTTTAGCTAGGCATGGTGCTATATTGAGAAAAGTATCAGGGCAAAAAAGTTTGAAACCTGTTTATTGGGCGATTAAATCTTGGAGAAAGGGGTTTAAAATATAATGGCATTAAAAATATCAGAAGAAGCAAAAGTATCTATGCCAATGAAAACAGTTGCTAGTTTAATTGTAATAGTTGCATTAGGAACAATGGGTTATTTTCAAATGGTTGAAAGGTTAAATATTACAGATACAAGATTACAATTAATGGAAAAAGATTTAGAAGAAAATACAGAATTTAGAATTAAATGGCCAAGAGGACAATTAGGTTCATTACCAGCAGATTCAGAACAATTTATGATGATAGAGGATTTATATAAAACCACAGATAAATTAAATAAGCATATTGAGGAAATGGCATTAAATAAAGTTAATATAGAATTTTTAAGAAAGCAAATGGATAAGGTTTTAGAAGATATAGAAAAGTTAAAAGATGCTAATAGAGAAATTAAATATACAAATGGTAATTCACAATGATTGAATCAGTTATAGCATTATTAATGTTTGTTAATGGAGAAATTAAAGAGCATAGAATACAAGATAATATGGCTATGTGTTTAAGAGGTAAGCGTGAAGCTGAAAGAACTTATAGTGAAACAGTAACTTATAAATGTTATCGTGGTAAAGCTGAAACAGAAATTTATATGGGGGAAAAGTCTATTAAAGCTTTAATATTAAAATGAACAAAGTTGATGTTATAAAAGTATTAGCTGAAGATAAGACGTTTGAAAATGAAATAAAACATAAAGGCGATAATGATTTAGAAATGAAAATTAAAATATTAAATAAAGAAATAGATACATTAAAAGCTATAATAAATTTAAAAGAAATAGAATTATCTGTAAAAGATGATAAAATAAAAAAATTACAAAAGGAAGCAAAGGATATGTTATTATATCCGTAATTATGAGTATTAAAAATGATAGATTGGATAGTAGAAAAAATAGGCAAAGTTGCAAGGTCAATTTTTCATTGGTCTTGGAGAGTCCAAGTGCATCGAAAATATTACAAAAAAAGGAAATAGATGAAATGGATTTTACTATACCAAGTATGCTCATTAGTTAATAATTTTTGTTATCCACCATTAACAGATAGAGAATTATTAAGTTATTCAGAATGTGTAGCCAAAGGTGCAGAAAAAACTATTACATTAGTACAAAAAGCACCTAAAGAATTTGACGAACAAAAATATATAGTTAAATATTGGTGTTTAAGTGAAAATAACATTAACAAAACCCCAACATAAAGTTTCAAAGAGTAATAAAAGATTTAGGGTATTAGTATCAGGCAGAAGATTTGGTAAAACCTATTTATGTATTACTGAAATGATGAAATATGCAACCCAAGTTCGAAAGAATATATGGTATGTTGCACCAACATTTAAAATGGCTAGAGAAATTGTATGGTCTAAATTAAAACAAATGTTAGCAAGTTTTAATTGGATTGAATCTATTAATGAAACTAATTTATCAATTAGGATTAAAAGAACAGGAAGTATTATATCCTTAAAAGGTTGTGAAAATTATGATGCTTTGCGTGGAGTAGGTATTGATTTTTTAATATTAGATGAGTTTGCTGATATTGATGAAAAGGCTTGGACAGAAGTATTAAGGGCATCTATTGCTGATACAATGGGTGATGTTTTAATGTGTGGTTCTCCAAAGGGCTTTGGTAATTGGTCATACCGTATGTATGAAAAAGGTAAAAGAGATAATGAATGGGATAGTTTTCAATTTACTACATTACAAGGTGGAATGGTATCATCAGAAGAAATAGAACAAGCAAAACAAGATATTGATATAAGAACATTTAGACAAGAATTTGAGGGTAGTTTTGAAAATTATGCTGGTGCTGTTTATTATAATTTCCATGCTGTTGATAATGTTAAACCAAAAAATATAGATTGGTCTAAACCTTTACATATAGGATTGGATTTTAATGTGGATCCAATGAGTGCTTGTGTGGCTCAATTAGAAAAAGATACAATTCATTTTGTTGATGAAATAGTTATTTATTCAAGTAATACAGATGAAATGGTTGAGGAAATACGAAACAGATATGGAACAAAACAAAAAATATTTGTTTATCCTGACCCAGCTTGTAGGCAAAGAAAAACCTCTGCTGGTGGTAAAACTGATTTAACAATATTACAAAATGCTGGTTTTAATGTAAAATGTAAATTAAAACATAGTCCAATAAGAGATAGAATCAATGCAGTAAATTCAAGATTAAAGTCAGCAGATGGAAAGCGTTATATTTTTATCTCGCCATCTTGCAAAATTATGATAAAAGGTTTACAAAGACAAATATACAAGGAAAATACAAATATTCCTGATAAAGAAGAAGGCTATGATCATATGAATGACAGCATTGGATATTTAATTGAAATTGTTAAACCATTAATAGCACAAAATATACCATATAAACCAATAAGATGGACGCATAGATAAAATGTACGCAAGAGATGAAGCATTAAATACTCATAAAGATTATAAAGAATCTGTTAGCTTATGGGAATACTATATTCGGTCGTACAACGGTGGTTACGATTATATGGTTGGTCAATATTTAAATAGATATAATTTAGAATTGGATAATGAATTTAATCAAAGATTGGCTAATACACCTTGCGATAATCATTGTAAAAATATAATACAAATATATTCATCTTTTTTATTTAGAGTAAAACCATCAAGAAATTTTGGTTCAATGGCAGAAGAACCTAGTTTAGAATCATTCTTA